GCACGTCTGTTCCTCCTTGAAATACATCAGGAGTTCCACTAAGTTTTGAAATTTGCGTAGGGCTACCATACGTTAAAAAGGTTCACAAGATTCAGTACAGCCATTTGAAAGATTGACTCCAACCTTCTTTTTGCTCATTTTCTTTTTTATTTCAGCATCAGTCAATAAAGCGAGATCACGTATTTCAGAAGCTGGCATGTGAGCCCTGTTAAATCGGATCGGAACGGTTCTTCCTGCTTCCTGACTTGGTGGAACGTGATTGCTATACTTTGCCTCCATATCCTCAATCCATGTATCGGGTTTGCATTTGCCTGAATTTTCATCCCGTTGCTTCTCAATTAGTTTCATTAATGTTTTCTTGAAGCATTTTTTACAGTTACCCAAATAACCAGAAAGGTGCTTTGGTAATGACTTCCTATTTAATTCAAGCCTGAAAGGCATTTCAGACCAAAATTTTACAATGTCCTCTTTGCGTATTCCTGGTTTAATGAGTGGGTAAATGAATTTACCTTTCCTTATCCGGTCTACTTCATCGGCTCTGATTCCGATTGCCGTCAAGTAATCTGTAGTTTTAAAAAAGCCTTTTCCGAAGTGATGAATCGTGTTTCTTTTTAGTTCGCGGGTACAGTGTAAGAACGCAACATTTGGGATTCCATGCTTCTTTATAACCTCTTCAAAGGGCTCACCATTGCGGGATGCGGTTTCAAAATTTACGATTCTATGGGTACTTCCTTTCCTCTTCCCATGATGCGTTACAGCCTCAACCCACACGGTATTGAATCCCAAATAAAGATCACAGTCACGAACAAATTCAAGCGTTTCCTCCTCTTCTCTACCCGTGTTTGCGAAACAAACAACAATCTCATACTGGTCAACCAGATTGTTTAGAATCCAATGGCACATATAGGCAGACGTTTCTCCTCCTGAAAATGAGATTAATAGCTTTTGTTTCACAGAAGGCTGTTTTTAAAATGATCGGCTTGGTGTGCGGGGATTCATCCCCAACGAGTCATAACAAACTCCATCCCATATGGAGCAACCCAAATATGTTCCAGTGGGTGTTTGTTAAAACGGTATTGTTTTTCGGCAACCTCAACTTTGGTCAAATCAAGCATTTTTGCCAGTTTTACCATATGTGTAGTCAATTCTTTGTTTTTCATGCCTCTAAATTAATCCATTTGGATTTACTAAACAAGTCTTTTAAGCTAATTATTTACTGTTAGGGTGAATAAGTATATAGTTACCTAACTTATTTATAACCGGCCAATAAAAAAGACATCCTTACCGCAATTTCTAGCTGTAAAAATTACTTTCATTATCGTAAACCAGTTTTTCAAAATCTTTATTTTTTAGTATTCCTGACGGGACTCGAACCCGCGATTATCAGAGTGAAAGTCTGACGCCTTACCAACTTGGCTACAGGAACATTTTTGCTCCTCAGTCTCTATCGATTTTGCGTTGCTGTCATTCATGGACACAAAGGTAAAAATCATTTTCAATAAATCAAGTGGGTTGATAAAGATTCGAACTTTAATGGTTCAGATTTACAGTCTGTCCTTGCTGCCCTGGCATTCAACCCATAGCGGATGGTATAGGAGTCCAACCCTGTCGCTCATCACGACCGCGCTAGTTTTCAAGACTAGATGCCCGCACGGGCGCTACCATCCAAGCAGAGAGTTGTGGCCCTGATCCACAATCCTTTCGGATCACTCAGCTTAGCAGGCTGGCCGTACCCAGGTACGTTAACTCTCTATGTGCGCTTAGATGGATTCGAACCATCACTGAATAGTTTTTGAAACTATTGACTCTACCAGTTGGCCTATAAGCGCAAAAGTGCGGATGGCCGGATTCGAACCGGCACGTTACTTTTATTTTCACTTCAGATTTTAAGTCTGACGCATCTACCAATTACACCACATCCGCGTAGCCCAGGAGGGACTCGAACCCTCAAAACTCTTGATCCTAAGTCAAGCGACTTTGCCAATTTGCCCACTGAGCCAAAATAAAAAAGCCCCACATTTCTGAGGGGCTGTAATTTCTTTTTAAAATATCAATACCCCCAGTCTTCTTCCAGTGAATAACTTAACGACAAGAGCGATAGTGATTTATTTTGCATGACACAAATGTAGATAAATATTTGAAGTCTCAAACAGATTCGAACTGTTATCTTTTGGTTCGTAGCCAAAAATCCTTCCATTGAACGATGAGACCATTTTGGGTGAAATGAGAGTTTCGATCTCTCTTCTCCTTCTTCACAGGAAGGCGACCTAGCCAGTAGTCGAAAATCACCATTTAGCAACCCCAGAAAGAATCGAACTTTCGCCTTCAGGTTCAAAACCTGACGTGCTAGCCGTTACACAATGAGGCAATATTTCCCACGGGAGTGTTCTATCCGGGTTGAACTATTCCAATGGGTTACATTGGTGCTGATTCGAACAGCGTTTATCCCTTCGTAGAGTAGACAGGCCTCGAACCTGCACAATGTCCTAATCCCAAATTAGGCGGGCTACCAATTACCCCACTACTCTATAAAATAAAAAACCCTCCGATACGGGAGGGCTTAATGCTTTTATAAAAATTTAAACACTATTGTCCCATATCAAAATTGATAATCCGAACGGGTCGCTGATGTTTGAATAATTTCATGTGCCAAATATATAAATAAATTTCTATTTACCACTCGTTGGTTTAGGCTTCGCATTAGCAACAGCCAATTGATATTGCCCTACGGTTTCAGCCGTCATTAATTTAGTGAATCTTTCTTGCTCTGCTAATGACAGTTCTTTTTGGTGTTCCAGTTGATATTTAATATGCAATAAGAACGCATCATCGCTGGCTTTCTGCTTTTGAAGCATCATTTTGCCTGAAATCTCTTGGTTCAAAAGTCCGGCTTTGCCTTGTACTTCCGCTTGCATAGTGGCCTGTTGTGCCTGCGCAGTAGCTTGCGCTGAATTGATGTTCTTGCTTTCTTCGGCTTTGTACTGTGATTGCATTTCAGACTGTTTCAAATCTTGTTTTTGCTTGCGGTATAGTTTCAATAGCCGAATAGCCCTCCAAATATTGGGTTCCATTTGGATTTCAAAGGCTTCCTCTTCGTATAGAGTACCTGCCGTAATGCCTGCTTGGCAATACTGATTGATCCACATCTTCATCTCTGCAGTAGGTTGTTTCATTAAATAACAGCCTAATTCGTGATATCCGATGTCTGAAAGGAGTGCCGGTACTGACATTGCCTGAATTCCTAATGCTTCGGTGTACTGCGGAGCAAGCCCTGTTGCGGCCATGCCGGTGATGTGCATGACGGTGCGCTGGTGGGTGCCCAGATTGATTGAGTCGAAGGCAAAGTGTAATCCTCTTAGTGCATCGTCCGTAGCGCCAGAAGCCATGGTAGCCACTGCCTTGCCCATTTCTGAATTAGGAGTGCTGGCATCTGTCAATTCGTTTAGTCCTATCTGATCGCGGAGGAGGTTGATATCCTGGATCATAAAGTTAAAGTGCTTCTCCATGGCATTGGAGATACCGCCTGCCATTTGCTCGATAGGCTTGAAATTAGAAAGATTGCCTTGGGCATCCCTGCGCCTCCAAAGGAGTGTTCCTGTCTCCCAATAGATTTGTAAGGCTTCTTTTGGAGTGATAGCTTTTCCCCCAGCTCCCTGCAAACTAATGTCTTGGAGGGCTGTAAACTCTATCGCTGGCCCGGATGGCACTGACTTGGCTGCATGATGTTGGTACTGTAGCCATTGGATTTGAATATTATCCAGAGTAGGGATAATCGAGTCTATGATACACTTTTTGAGTTTGTAGATACAGTATGGGCCTACAGTTTTGCCAAGGTTGGACTCGTTTTTAAGCATATCCTTGCTTTTTCCATAGTTGCACACAAACTCGGTTCCCTTCACCCAAATGCACCCGTATTGATTGTCGATCGCATAGCGCATCACCTGGCTATTGTTGACTTTGTTGTACTCGTCAACATTCTTTAAGCCGTGTTTGGCTTGCAGTTTAGGCCACCATGAATATTCCTTCTGGGTGACGGCCACATTTCCGAACTGATTTTTGCCTACTTGGTAGGTCTGCCAATCGGGGGAGAACCAGGTGAAGTCTCCAATCGTAATTTTTGTATTATCCCAAGGGTAACATAAATTGTCATTGTAGTATTGAGCGGCATTATAGGACTCGAAACTTTGTCTCGATGCTGTCTCCGCTATCTTTCTGTATTGTGCTTCGGTGAATTGATCTCCGGCTATCTCCTTAAACTGGCCGATAGTCAAATCCCAGTATTCTCCCACATATTTAACATCATCACACAAACTTTTTTGAGTAGAACTAATCACCATTCTCTCGGGAACACATCTTCTTCTGATAACTTTATCTCTTACACGGTACACTTTTGTAGCTGCTGTTCCAACTTCAACCAAATCCCTAGCCACTTCTGAAAGTATGTCCGTGAAATTATCATTCTCGTTCATTATTTTAAGCAAGTCTTGGATGACCATGCAGTAGTCCTCTTTGTAGAACATGTCCATGAAAACATTGATCTCGGCCAAGTTCGTTGGCATCTCTGTAACGTCTTGGTGTGCCGGCTGCTCAAACTGTATTCCGGTTTTGGCTGTGACTTCTTTCAGGAAAGGAGAGTTTAAGACATACTCCTGTAGTTCCATTCTTTTCTTTCTCCGCTCGTCTTGGGCTCTTTTGTCAACAGCATTGATTCCAATGTCATTATTTTGCTTCATCAACTTTCCGATGAGGACATTCACATATTTTGAAGCTATATCCAATATTTCCCAGTTGATTGCCCGATAACTGATCGCGGTTGGATCCCGTCTGGTACGGTTATTCCGGATACCAAGAATAGGTTTGTATTTATCAATTGCCTGCGCACCTCTAGCATACGATCTGCGCTCCACGAACTTGTTGATGGCTATCGTTGATACTGTTGCCATACCCGGGAAAATTCCATTCTCTGCACCATTGATCCCAACGCCATCGATGGCCTTCGCCCACTTCAGTGCGTATTCTTCTGAATTTTTCTGTTCTGGACTTAAAAAGTCAGAAGGGAATCGCGGGTTGCGGCTGTCCATTTCCATTGTTGCCATAGCTCAATCTTCGTTTGTTAGTTGAAAGTTAGCATTAACGCCAGAATTATCATAAGTCTCGAACCATTCCTCGACTTTGTGTGTCGGTGCCTCTTCTCTTTCGGCCTTCTTTTCAGCGTGTGCCAAAGTGAATCCTGAACTAACCGTAGCATCTGATTTTGTTGGGTTAGTTGGGTCAAATCCAAGCCAGTCTTCAATTGTATTGTCGAATGGCATCATCTGAATCCGGGTATTGATGAAGGTAATTATTCTGCGTGTGTAATAATCGATTACCTCCGGTGTTGTAGACCAGCCTGCATCCTCTGAGCTAACTTGGATATCCATGTCGGAGCCCACAAAGTCTTTTGGATATGCTAAGAACTTTTCAAGTCCATTGGTTTCAAAATAATCATTCAGCGAAGGCACGTTTCTTTCAGGGAGCAATTTGCATCCAAGGAAGATACATGCCATAGCCGTGTCCTCGAAAGAAGTCTCGGGATCTTCTG